CTGAAGCGCATCAATGTCCCGGTCCGACTGCCGGCATGGATGGTGGCTTTCATCGATGCCAGGGGTGGTACGCGCGCGTCGGTGATCGAGGCGGCATTGCTGAAGGAGTACAGCCTGTCGCTTGATCGTGATGGCGAGCGCCTTAAGGCCGACATGCTGGCGTCCATCGGTCGGTGGTCGCCTGATGCCTGAGATTGCCCTGCCGAACGGGTTTTCCCAGTGTCCACTGAGGAATCATGGCTAGTCTGTCGATAGGAACAACGCCATATAGCGACATCGACTATTCGTTGGTTGATGGGCGCATTAGGGCACTGGTGATCCGTGGTGAAAAGCTCTACGATGAGCAAACCGGGCTGGAAGCCGAAGGCTGGCGGGATAAGCTGGTCGAGTTCGTCAAAGAGCAGCAATTGCACAGAGGTGCAATGGTTCGTGCATTCGTCCATCGCATGAGAGCGGACGGTTTGCTGATAAGCCAAGAAGAACCGCACAACCCAGAGCAAAACGGGTAGAATCGGCAGAATGAATGCCGTAGAGCGTTACGTCCGGGCAAAAGCCGCACTAGCAGAAGCCCAAGCATGGGCAAACCTGTTTGGCCCGCCGACGAACGCAAAAGCCGTAGACATGGTGTTTTACTTTAGCGCCAAGAAGGGCAACAACATCAGCCCCATGCCCACGACACTGCGCCGGGCATGTGAGGAAAACGCACTGAGCAAGATCACACAGATCGTCAACCAGTCACTTAATGCACTACAGGCGGAACTAGAAGCCATCGCCCTAGAGGCTAAGGCAGAGTACGCCCAGATAGCAGCAGACGCAGGCATCACGGTCCCGTAATCATGGCAGCAAGACTCAATAAACTGCACCAAGAGGATATTCGTAAGAAAATCCAAGCCAGTCAGTTGATAAATGTCCTGCAAGATCATGCACTTACAGGCGAGTCTGAAATAAGTCCTTCAAGAATGAAGGCTATCGAGATACTTCTTCGCAAAAGCGTAGCCGATCTAAGCTCAATCGAGCTAAACGGCGAAATGGATCACAGGCACACCTTGGTCGAGACATTGAAGGCGATGAAGGACAATGTCGCTGGCTGAGTTCGTCACCGAGTGGCGAAAGACAGGGCCAGCGGGGTTTGCCGCACACGTTCTCGGTGCAAAGCCGACAGCACAGCAACTAGACGCCTCCGCGCAGCTTGTCGCGCGTCGCAGGGTCAGCATCAGGTCAGGTCACGGGACGGGCAAGAGCACGTTCATGGCGTGGTCTGTGCTGTGGTTTCTAGCATCCTATTGGCCCTGCAAGGTGCCATGCACTGCCCCTACCGGGCACCAGTTGGACGACATCCTATGGGCTGAGATAGCCAAATGGTTGGGCGTCATGCGTGATCGGGTGCCGGAGCTGGCGGCAGAGTTTGAGTGGAAGTCAGGCACGGTTGAAATGCGCAAGACGCCACGGGAATCCTTCGCTGTAGCCCGTACAAGCCGGCCAGAGCGCCCGGAAGCGCTGCAGGGATTCCACAGCGAGAACATCCTTTTCGTGCTGGATGAGGCGTCGGGTATCCCTGACGAGGTGTTTCAGGTCGCAGAGGGCGCGTTGTCAACCGATGGCGCGTTCGTGCTGATGGCGGCGAACCCGACGCGGATGGACGGGTACTTCTACGACAGTCACCACAAGATGCGCTCGAGGTGGGCGGCGCTGCACTGGAACGGCGAAGACAGCCCGATGGTCAGCCGTGACTACATCGCAGACATGCGGATGAAGTACGGGGAAGAATCGGCCATATACCGTATCCGGGTAAAGGGTGACTTTGCCGGCAATCCCGATGGGGTGATTCCAATCGACATGATCGAGGCGGCGATAAACCGAGAGGTCAAGCCCTTTGGTGAGCATGTATGGGGGCTGGACGTTGCCCGGTTTGGGGCAGATCGCACCGCGTTGGCGAAGCGCCAGAAGAATCACATGGCTGAACCAATAGAGGCGTGGCAGGGCAAGGATACGATGCAGACGGCGGGCATGGTGAAGGCTAGATATGACGCTGCCAAGATCAAGCCGGAGGCGATCTACGTCGATGTGATCGGGCTGGGTGCCGGCGTCGTTGATCGAATGAAGGAGTTGAATCTGCCGGTGTTTGGCGTGAACGTGGCGGAATCGCCGTCCGTGAATGACAAGTACAACCGCAAGCGTGACGAACTGTGGTTCAAGGCGCGGGAATGGTTTGAAGCTCGAGACGTTTACATGGTGCGCGATGATGCGTTGATTGCTGAATTGACACTGCCGAGTTACAAACTGACGAGTTCGGGGAAGATTCAGGTCGAGAGCAAGGATGATCTGAAGAAGCGCGGGGTTATCAGCCCGGACTTGGCTGATGCGTTTTGCCTGACGTTTGCCCAGGGTATCCCGATGAAATGGTCGTCATGGACGAAGCCCATCAAGTATGAGAAAACAAGGGTAGTTTGACATTGGCAATTGTGGGTATAATCGCCATTACGCAGAATCCACGGGCTGCGTTCAATCGGTGCGAGTCGAACAACGTCATGCGCTCGACGCACCCAGGCTAACTACTTGGGAGTGTGAGGATTGAGCGCTGAATTGTTTTCCAAGATGCGCCACATGGCAGAGTCGGTTACATACCTGACCGCCGAAGTGGAGCGATTGAGCGAACGTGTGCTGGCCCTGGAGGCGCAGCGAGAGGTCGGGCAACTGTTGGACCTTGACACGCTGGAGCCCGTGAAGCGTCGCCCCGGCAGGCCGCGCAAGGTTGATCAGTCGGTCAACGCCGAGGTCGGGCAATGAAGAACACCAAGGGCTTGATAGCTGCCATCGAGGCGCAGGAGTCGCTTGCCGATGCCGCTGGCGAGCTTGCAGAGGCCCGTGAAGAGGCGATTGATCATTACCTTGGCAAACCCTACGGCAACGAGGTCGAGGGGCGCTCACAGGTCGTTATGCGCGATGTGGCGGATACCATCGAATGGATCAAGCCGTCGCTGATGAAGGTCTTCGCCTCTGGCGATGAGGTATGCCGGTTCGACCCCAGGGGACCGGAGGACATCCAGCAGGCCGAGCAGGAGACGGAGTACTGCAACTACATCCTGAACCAGAAGAACAACGGGTTTCTGATCCTGCATGACTGGTTCCACGACGCCCTGTTACAGAGGACAGGGTATGTGATGGTTCAGTACGAAACCGAGAAGGTTGCCGACAAGGCTACCTATCGGGGGCTGTCGGATGATGAGTTCGCGTTGCTGATGCAGGGCAAGCCGGAGGTGCTCGAGCACACGGCGTATCCGGGTCCGGTGGGGATTCAGCACGACATCACGGTGCGCAAGGTTGAAGAGTACGGGTGTACGAAGATCACGAACATCGCCCCTGAGCGTGTGAAGATCAGTGCGGACTGGCCCGATCTTGATTTGCAGGGCTGTCCGTTCGTGGAAGTCATTGATCGCCCGACGATCAGCGAGTTGCGCCAGCAGGGATATACCGTAGACGACAAGATCAGCGATTCCGCCAGTGGTGCGGATGATGATCTGGAGCGTGGTCAAGAGGAATGGGCTGAGGACGATCAGGAAGCCGACCCGGCTACGCGCAGGGTAAAGGTGCGTTACGTCTGGATTCGGTATGACGAGGACGGGGACGGGATTGCCGAGCTGCGCAAGGTTGTGGTGATTGGCACGACGATCCTCGAGAACGAGGAAACGGACATCACCCCGATTGCCGCGATCACGCCGACGCGCATTCCGCATGAGCATTACGGGTTGTCGATTGACGATGTAGTCAGTGACTTGCAGGAGATTCGCACTGCACTGACGCGCGGGTTTCTCGACAATATGTATCTGGCGAACAATGGCAGGTATGCGATTGATGCCAATGTCGTCAACTTGGACGATATGTTGGTCAGCCGTCCGGGTGGTGTCGTCCGGGTGAATGGGCCGGTGAATGGCGCGATGTTGCCGATGGTTCATCCGCAAGAGGGCGGGACGATCATCCAGGCAATCGAGTATGTGGACACGGTGCGTGAGAACCGCACGGGGGTGACGAAGTACAACCAGGGTCTGGACAGCCAAAGCCTGAACAAGACGGCGCACGGCATGAACCAGATCATGAATGCGTCGCAGCAGCGCATTGAGTTGATCGCCCGGATGTTTGCCGAGACTGGCGTGAAAAGCCTGTTTCTGCTGATTCATGCGATCAGTGTGGCGAACGGGCGTAAGGCGGAAATGATCCGCTTGCGCGAGGAATGGTTTGCGGTGGAGCCCGGCAGTTGGAAGACGCGGCGGGACGTGTCCGTGTCGGTTGGGTTGGGCACTGGCAACAAGGATCAGATGCTTGCTCACCTGCAGTTGATCTTGATGGCGCAGAAAGAAGCCCTGATGATCGGGGTGGCAAAGCCCGAGAACATCTATCACTCGCTGACGAAACTCACCGAGAACGCTGGGTTCAAGGACAGCGAGAAGTTCTGGACCGATCCGTCGAAGGCGCCGCCGCAGCCACCCGCCCCGAGCCCTGAAATGGTGAAGGCGCAGGCTGAAATCGAGAAGTCGAAGATGGAAGCGCAGGCGGATGCACAGAAGTTCGCCGCGCAAAGCCAGATTGACGCACAGACGGCGCAAGTGAAGATGGAAGCGCAGAAGCAGCTCGAGGCGCAGAAGCTGCAGTTCGAGGCGGCGGAGAAGGAAAAGGACAGGCAGTTGCAGATTGCCATTGCTGCGATCAAGCGGCAGACGGAACTGGAACTTGCGGGGATGCAGATCGACAGCGGTGCGGGCATGGAATCAGCCGGCAAGGTCGTCAATCGCATCTTGGAGGCGATCAGCGAGTTGGGTCATGTCGTCACGGCTCCCAGGGAGATTGTGCGTGACGAGGACGGGCGCATTGCTGGTGTCGCGGTTGGTGGCAAGGTGCGTCCGGTGAGGCGTGACGAGGCTGGAAGGGTGGCAGGAATTGGATAACCATTCGGTGATCGAGCCAAAGATGCAATTGTCGGGGTTGTTTGTCTTCAAGGACGCCGCTGGCAATGTGGTCAAGGAAATGAATCTAACGCTAGAGGTGCAAGATGGCGACGTATGCGAACGAGACGAAGGCGGCAGCGCTGAACGGGATCACGGGGATTCTGAATAGTGGGCAATTCCGGTTGCTGACGAGCGGGTCCAGTGAGCTGGCGAACCTTACGCTAGGTACGTTTGCGTCGGCGACTACGGCTAGTCCATCGTCGGCTACTTGTGCGTCGATCACGGCGGATTCGACTGTGACGGCGGGAACGATTGCCTTGTTTGAACTGCGAGCTAGTGGTGGTTCGACGCGGATCAGTGGGTCAGTAGGTGTGGGTTCTGGTGATATTCAGGTCAGTGACAACGTGATCCCAGGCACGGCGACAAGTGTGTCCTGCCCTGGTGGGTTGACTCTCACGCTGCAGCTGTAATGACTGAATTCCGGCTCGCTCGCAGTGTCCGACTGGCATCTGTGCCATCGGTGGGACTGACGGCGAACCATGAATACCAGAATGCGACGATTACGTTTACGGGTCCGACGACAGGCACAGCCACGATCCCGGTGACGTTCACGGCAACATTGCCGAGTGCAGTAGCGGGATTGGTGATTACGCCAAGTGATGATTTGGGCGGTGGGACGTTCGGGACGGTGTTGCATCCGACGTCCACAACGTACACATTCACCTATACGGCTTCTGCTGCTGGCACAAAGTCGATCAGCATCAGCAATAACTATGGATTGGTGGTAACACCGGCATCGTTGTCGCTGAGTGTGAATCCGTTAGTTGCCACGCAGATCACCCTGACTGGCCCAAGCACCGGAACAGTCGGCATCGCGTCTACCTTCACCGCTACGCTGAACGGCACAGCCCCTGGTGGGCTTGTCATCACGCCACAGAGCACTGGCGGCGGTACGTTCGGCACTGTGACGCCAGGGGCCGGAAATACATACACCTTCACGCACACGCCGGCCAGCGCTGCGAGCTACAGCATCAGCGTTACGTCCAATCTCTTGCCGACATCGAATTCGGTCAGTTTTGTGGCGCAAGCAGCTGGGGTGCTTGCTACATCGATTCAACTGACAAGTACCAGCACCGACACGAGCGCGCCGTTCATGGTCGGGCTTCCCTTCAAGAAAGGAGATGTACCGTCTGGAGAATCGATTACGTTGGCCGGCACTGGATTGATTGACTATCAAGTCACGCACAAGCGAGCGTGGAACGATGGCAGCTTGAAGCATGCCATTGTGTCTGGTCGGGCGAGCCTGACGGCGAACACACCGCGATCCTTTGCGATTGCCAAAGGCACAGCACCAACTGGCACAGCGTTGACGTCATCCGACATCCAAGCCGCAGCGCCAACGGCAAGCGTTTCGTGCGGAATCTACGGCACGGTGAACCTGTCCAGTTTGCTTGCTACTCCGTTCCGAACATGGATCAGTGGTCCAAACATGGTGGAGTGTCACTATCGTGAGCGTGTCGGCACCACCCCGCTAGTCGTTTGGTTCCATGTGCGGCTGTGGGCAGGCGGCAGGATGCACGTTCTGGCCATTGTTGAGTGCGGCGCGTGGCTAGATGATGGTGCGGGGAACATCTATTCACTTGATGAGTTCGCCAACTCTGTAAAAACGGCGTTTGCGCCTACCGTGACAATCGGTGGATCAGTTATATACACAGCACCGCCCGTAAATATCATAAGCGCTGCAATTGTTCCAAGGTGGGACGGGTATCTGCTGTGCGAAGTTGATGTGCCAATCGGTCATGGAATTTCTCAGAATCAAGTCGTAGATATATCTGGCGTAGTTGGAATGACGGCGCTAAATAGACAGTGGGGGGTTAACAGTGTTTCTGCCGAGCAGGTCATATTGTCCATAGGCGCGCCAGAGACTGCGCCGACGTTTGACCCGTATGAATCTGGAGGCGTGCTGACATTTACGCAGACAGCGCACACACGCTGGATGGCGGATGCGTGGATAGGAGGCGCAGTCGATGTTGTGCCGAAGCACGACACGACGTACCTACGAAAAACAAAGCTATTTCCTAACTACGCCAGAGATGTGCCGCCCGAAGAAACATATTCTGACGCATACACCGCGATAAATCAGACATACGTTCCGCTGGGGGTGGGTGATCATCCGCCATACATGGCAGAAGGTGGGTATAACTCGGGCGTTGGGCTACTCCCGAACTGGGAGGCAATGTATATAAGCTCCAGAGGTGATGAGCGTGCGTGGCGCTCCATCATTGCAAACGCAAAATCTTTGAATAGCTACCCATTGGTTCGGCGTAACTATTCAACGCATGAAATGGCTCGCGTTACAGAATTTCCAAATTGGTCTGTTT